TCTTGCATCACGTTCATGATGTAAAAGTTCATAAACTCTTGCACACGATCTGCTTGCGCTTCTGTCTCTGCGGTTCTTTGGCCTACAAGTTGAGTCTTGACCGGGCCTTTGGCCGGTAACATTTCTTTGTATGCCTGCGCCTGAAACTGTGTGACAGCTTCTGCAAGTATAGGGTGTATTACTCCACTAGATCCCTCAAACGGCTCTGATCTAGCCTCATCAAACTTCATGCCTAGATACTTCAGGCCTTCAATGTAAGTCTTTTCCCATTCGCTACGGGATTCTTTATCGTGGCGTATGCTCGATAAGATATCTCCAGATAAGCTTTTCAGCTCGCTCTCATCTACAAAATCTACAAGGTTAGCGTCAAAGGCTGCTTGTTCTGCTTGTGGTTCTTCTGCATCGATCTCATCACCGACAAGTATTTCTTCTTCAGTAACTAATATTTCTGCTGCTTCACGGATTTGATCTTGTCTGGTAGGCTCTGGAAAAACCTCAATCGCATTGCCTCCCACATTGATGTCTGGGTTGTCTTGCGTGCCTAATTGTTGTTTTTCAATAGCCATAGTATTTCAGTTTAACACTTCTTGCCGGTTTTAATAATAAACCATGCGTTTACGTGGTAGTAAATCTGCCTCCATTTGATAGTCTTCGTCTAACGCTACAAATCCGCCTTGCCTGAATCTCATTAATGCCATTGTAGCAGAGTCACAGTAGTCGTCATGATCGCCGTATGGGAAAGATGCCATTTCCTCAATAACCTCATCTGCAAATTGATCTTCGGTAGCCCAAACCATACCTGATTCAAAGATAGGCGCTACCGAGTTCATCCGCGCTATTTTGTCTTGACCCCGGCTAGGTGTATAAGATGTAACCGGAATACCCATACGTCTAAGTTCTTGCGTAAGCGGTGTACCGCTTGCTTTCGCCTCGATCAAAATACAATCAGGCTCCCAATATTTGTACTCCTCATAAGCAAGTTTTTTTAGCTCTGGAAAGTCTACGCGCACCCTCTTCGCATCGAGCAATATGACTTGATCAGCCTCACCGTCAGCTGGGCTAAATATTGCCCATGTGGTTATAGCAGAGTAGTCAGCCGTTTCTTTTTTACTAAATGCCGTATCGTAGCTTTGTATCACATAGCTGTAAGCTGGCACTTCGCCTTCCCAAGTCTGCCACCATTCACGTTTTACAATAGAGCCTTCTTCAGCTGTTGGATTCTGTAGCCACTGAGAGTTCCATTTAGATACCGGGAGAGACGCCTTCACCGACAACAGTTCTTCTTTTTTCCAAAACTCTGGCCATAAAGGTGTATCTGTTTCAGGCATGATTGCAGGAAACTCCACCACTTCCCACTGATCTGCATTTTCTTGGCTTGATTGCTTCAGAACCTTTCCAACCAAGTCTTTGGTAGACCAACGGGTCATTACGATTATGATAATTCCGCCCGGTTGTAGACGTTGTCGCGGACCAGACGTATACCATTCGTAAGCGCTTTCCATAGCTGTAGGCGACATGGCGTCTTGCTCAGAATGCGGATCATCAATAATAAGTAGATCAGCGCCTCGACCTGTTATCGCACCACCCACACCAGCCGCGAAGAATTCACCTTCTTGATTACTGGTCCATCTACCAGCTGACTTGTTATCAGCCTGTAGCTTTAGATCTGGGAAGATCGTGCTGTATTCTTGGCTATCGATTATGTTTCTGACTTTACGTCCAAATCGAACCGCAAGCTCTGCCGTGTGAGTCGTTTGTATTATTTTAAGATTACCGCGCAAGCCCATCATCCAGCTTGGGAAATAGGTACTCGCAAACTCAGACTTAGAGTGCCTAGGGGGTAAGCAGACGATAAGCCTCTTGAGTTTGCCTTGCGCGATACGGTTGAATTTTTCACCGATTATCTTGTGGTGGCGACCTTCTATGAAGTCTGGCCACAAGTGCTTCAGGTAACTTATAAAATCTTTCTGACAAGCTTCTTGCTTTTTGAGCTGCTCAAACCGATTGAGCAGAGCAACAGCTTCTGCTTGATCCTGTTGCGACAGGATGTCAAAGTCTTTAAGAGAAAGATCTCCCATCAGACTTCATACCAATCCTTTTCCTGCCACATAAGCGCTTCTGCTTCTCTGCGCCTTTCCAGTCCCGGTAGAACAACCTTCTCGCCATTGACAGTGCCTTTGTTCCATCGGCGTATTTGTGCTGGTACTTCGGTGTATTTTCCTTCGTTCAGGACCTTTCTTAAAGTTGAGCTGGAAAGCGAACCACTGCCCAAGTTGTAGGTGAATGAAACTAAGCTGTCGAATTGATGTTGCTCTAGCGGTACTTCAATCAAGCTGTTGACGTAACCTTCGTACTCTTCAAGCTCATGGTCTAGACGAGCTTCTGCTTCCTCCATAGTCATTGTGGTGTGTTCATCAACCTCTTTGATAAAACCGTAGCCACAAGTCCAAATTCCCACTGCGTCTTTGTAAGCGTGGCAAACACCATCCTTTTGCGGACAGCCCTCAAACTTCTTGATAAGGGCTTTGCCCTCTTCACTAATCACTCTCATATCATTCATATTATTCTCCCCATGTGCCGTCGTTTCTGACTTTGGCAAGTTTCTTACCGCCAAAATATTCAACGGCATGTCCTTCGTTAACAAGTGTTTTGCAAATGTCAGCACCGTCTTGATCATACGGTATACCAAGGATCCTGCCGTACTTGCCTTTGCCAAGTGACTTGATCTTGAATCGTCCAACGCATAACTCCTTTAGCCGATCTTTGGCGGCTAACCCTAATTTCTTCTCTTCTAGATTACGTGTCCGGCTCTCCGGGGTATCTATCCCATGAAGACGAACACGTTGTTTTTTTAAATTTACATCGAATCCAAGCCTAAGCGTTATATCAATCGTGTCACCGTCGATCACCCTTTCAAGCTCGGCCTCATAAACGTATGCTTCTGGGGCATCACTCATCTGGCTTCTCCTCTGTTTCTAAATCTTTATCTTGCTCCCTATAATACTCTATTATCGCCAGCACATTGGTAACGTATCTTTTAAGCTCTGCCATGTTCATGCTAAGGCTTTCATAACCCTGCGTCGATAACGCATAGTAAGGTTCAGCTGGTGCCTTGCCGTCCTTAACCAGCTGTAAATATTCTTCCATTACTTCTGGTGTAAGCACACGCCACTTAATGTCTTGCAGGTTCACTTCCAAAGGCATAGGAGGATGGTACATAGGAGCAGGCAAAGTAATCGTTTTGATCTCCACAGGAGCAGTGCGTGGTTGAAACAAAGAGCAACCACTGACAACCAAAACTAAGCTAATTACTAGCAGGTGCTTCATCTGTACTCTCAAACATGTTTGGATCTGTTAATTCTAAAAACTCTGTTTTTACTTTAGCGGTGCCTTTGTTGATTATATTTTCTATCAGCCCCGGCTTTGCCATCGCCAGATTGTTCAAGCTATGACGTTGGAAGGTGTTTCTAAGTTGATTGACTTCGCGCACCGCTTCTTGATTCTGCGTGTTGAGCTGATTGATTTGCTCTGTCGTTTCTTTCTGCTTCGCTAGGTAGTTGTCTATGCTGGCGTTTTGTTCTTCTATTTTACCTTCCAATAAAATTGCATTTGCTTTGAGCGTAGAGATTTCTTTCGCCTGCATTTGTACGAAAAACCATAGGCCGGTAGTTACTATCAGGAGTAATCCGGTAGAGACTGCTGCAAGTTTGAATCCCATGTGTATACGTTTAATGCCTCGCTTTTACCTTTCACTTTAATCGGTTCTAATGATTTTAACAAATATTTGCACTTTTGTGCAGTATTGTATCCAATTAAAATATCTACGCCTGCCTCCTTCGTTGCGCTCTCTAATCTGGCCGCTACATTTACAGCGTCACCGATAGCCGTGTAATCGAATCTTGTGTCCGATCCCATATTGCCAACCACCGCCTCACCACTGTTCACGCCCACGCCAATTGCAACGTGAACCGGGAGCTTTTCGTTTAGCTCTTTGACTCTTTCTTGTATGCGTATGGCAGCAGCCACTGCTCTATTTTCTTGCTCTGGAAGATCCAAAGGTGCCGAGAAGATGGCCATGCAAGCATCGCCGATAAATTTGTCGATGCAGCCACCAGCACGCTGTATTTCTTCTACTTGGACCGTCAAAGTAGCGTTCATTACCTCAGTAACCTCTTGTGGAGACAATTTCTCACTTAGGGATGTAAAGCCACGCAAATCGGTGAACAAAAATGTGCAATATCTTGTTTCACCACCTAATTTCAACAAATCTGGGTCTTTTTGGAGCTGTTTTACCTGTCTAGGGTCCAAATAATGCTCAAATTGCTTCTTGATTTGCTGTCTGAGGCGGTATTGGGTGCGAAAATTCAAATAAAACGCTCCTGAAGCCG